CCCGTTTATCTCTATCCCAGATAGCCGTAAACATGGACGATAAGGAGTTTAAGGACTTACTCGGAAAACAGTTGGGTCCGAAGTTAAAGACCGAGGGGTTTGAGGTTGATGCGGTTGAAGGTTCCGAAAGTATAGGGTGGTTGGTTATGTTAAGGAGGGAGAGATGAGTGAGAAACTTGGTGGATTAAGAGATAAGCCGATACATATTAACGGACATAATTGGTATTACGAGGAAAAGAAGGGCGTCTGTTTTGTCCATGAGACTTACGAGGGGGAGGGGACATCTACAACTTACATACCTTGGAAGAGATTACTTGAAAGCGTAATGCGTAAATATCCGGGATTGAAGATGCATAGGGAGCCGAAGCCATGAGCGCATTCCCCAAAGAGAACACATACAGCAGCGAGAAGTATAAAGCTTACATTCGTACCCTACCGTGTATAGTCTGTGGGGGGGATGCAGAACCACACCATGAGATAAGTGGGGGAACGGTGAAGGGGCCTGATTTATTTTGTATACCGCTTTGTAGAGAACATCATAACGAAAGGCATAGCATAGGGGTGGCGACATTTTGGAGTTTGCGGCCTAAGAGTAAATGGCAGACAATCGCAGAATGCCTATCAAAGTATATAGCTAATTTAGGAGATTGACTTTAATATGTGTAAAGGATATACTATGTATGCGTTGAAACTGGATAAACAAATATATATAAGTCTTGAGTGTCCTTGTATTGTGAGATACAGGGCGGTTACCCAGTAACCGACGCAAACACTCAGGGCTTTTTTTATTTGGAGTAAACTGATGAAGCCATGCATGAAGTGCGGGGGGACAGAAAGAGACAATAGTGGTGAATGCAGACCATGTAAGTCTAAACGCATGGCTAAATGGTATATCGCTAATCGAGAAAGGAATCTCCTTGTTAGTGCCAGATACCGTATTGCAAATCCAGATAAAGCAAGGGCTAGATTAGCCAAATGGCGTAAAGAAAACCCGGAAAAAGCAAAGGCCGCCAACAATAGGGACTATGCAAAGAATAAGTGTAAACGAAAAGCCTACGCGGCTAAGTATCGAGCAGAGCATTCAGAGGAACAAAGGATTGCTAGTGTCAAATATCGAGCGGCAAATCCGGAAAAAACAAGAGCTGCCACAGCTAAGTGGTATGCTGAAAATCCTGAACGTCGTCGTGTTTACGAACGCAATCGCCGAGCCCGCAAAAAAGCTATTGGCGGTAAGCTATCAAGTGGATTAGTGAAGGTTCTATTTAAGCGGCAAAAAGGTAAGTGTGTTTGTTGTAAAAAGTCCCTTGAAGATAATTACCACCTTGACCATATCATGCCTCTTGCGCTTGGAGGTGCAAACGAGGATTGGAATATGCAATTATTGAGAGCAAGTTGTAATTCTAAAAAACACGCTAAGCATCCAGTAGATTACATGAGAGAGAAAGGATTTTTAATATAGATATGCGTAATAGCCGAGACGTTGGCAGGGTATGCAGAATATATGGAGGGGGAAAATGTACAATAAGGGAATTGTGATTGTTTTCTGCGTTTCTATTGTAGTCGCCGGTGCTGTATGTACAGCTATTGTCCTTACCAAAACGTGCGGATAGAAGGCACAAAAAGATTAATCTTCCTCAACCGTATAGTATCGTCTCCACACACTACGGCTCGTCCTTACTAACCTATAGAACTGACGGCGTGAGGGGGGGAGGACAGCTTCGGGTGTCTTAGCTGTGAAGCTCCGCACCCTACCCGGTATTGCGTAAACCATAAGGGATGTGATTCTTCCAGGGTCATGAGGCCCACCACCCCCCGGAGTCTTAGGCAAGAAGGTGCGCGTTCTGCCCGGTATAGCAAAGACGGTGAGAGAGGTTATGCGCCCCGGATTATGAGGCCCACCACCTGCCCCCGGTGTCTTGGGTGAGAAGGTGCGAACCGGCCCCGGAATAGCAAAGACGCTTAGAGAAGTTTTCTGCGCCATGAGTCACCTAATCAAGTTACAGAAAAAGTATCCCCTACGACCGGGGCAGTCGTCAGAGCTGTGAATCCGAGCTTACTACCCGATACGGTTGTCGCTGTGATGTCGGTTGACTGACCGCGCAAGGCCGCGGTAGTGGTATCATCCGCGAAAGTTATAATCCTACCGTTAAACTGGTCGGCTATTGAAACAGTTAAATCAGTTGTCATTTCCGTCGTAGAGAGTGTACCGGAGACCGCCGCGCCATCTTGAATTGTAGCGGCCGCTCTCGCTTGAGAGTCCGTTACGACCTTAATCGCGTCTGCCACTGCATCTACGACAGCAAGGGCCGCCGCAGTTGCCAGAGCCGCATCCGTTATAGCTGTGTCGCACTCTGTGTTGACCTGAGCCGTAGATATATTGTTAAGAGCGGCTATTAGCCCCGGAACATCATCGGTCTGCAACTCGTTTGTATCGGTTACGATCAAAGCCGTCTCTGCCTTTATCGCCGCGTTGTCCGCTGATATAGAAGCCCCCGCCGGAGAGCCGAGCTTCGGTTGCATATCGGCTGTGTCTGTTTCTATTATGGTGATGCTGGAAGTATTATCGTCCTCGGTTATCGTTACGCCGCCAGTGTTTGTTACTCTCCAACTACCTCTCTGGTTTACCGCGCCGCTTGAGCTTGCGGCGTAAATTATTTGACCGATACCAGAGATACTGAATAGGTCTGTACCAGTATTGTTAAGATTTTGTATCTCCGTTCCGTTCTTCCACCCCGGCATAGTTAGGTTCACGTTTGCTATCGCAGCACCAGTATCGAATACGGGGGTACCAGAACCGGCAATAGCTGAATATCCTTTATCTAGAAGATAATCTCCGGCCGCACCAAAAGTAACTGTTCCGGTAAACCCACATTCATGGGCATGGAATGGATTTAACGTGCAAGTCCCTATTAAGCAATCATGGAAATCTACGGTACTTGCTCCGACCCCCGTTCCTGAAACAGAGGAAGCTCCAAAAAAATGAGAACCGGCAATATCCTGCCCACCAAGAGCGAGAGTCCAGTTGTTACCCTTGAAGACTTGGTTGTTTTGTGCTGCCGCTAATGTAACTGTAGAGCCGGGGGCTACCTGCACGATATTAAGATTGGTAGCGGCTAGAAGCGTATTCACTGCACCCATCGTTGAAACAGGGTTAGTAGCTGTACCGTCTACCCCTACAACGGTATTTGTGTTTGATGCCGTAGAATCAAACCATACAGCCCCGCCCTCGTATCCTGAAACCCCCTGATTGAAGGCAACGAATATCTGGTCTACGGCAAGTAAGGCAGAGGTAAGACCAGAGGCTTTATATAGCCTGACCCTTACTACTCCTGCGTTAGCTCCACTTCCAACCATATCAACGAACATATCAAGAGAGTTGACCGCGTTCGAGGTAGAGCTTGAACCCTGTATATTACCTATCTGCACCCACCCTGCGGCAACCCAATCGTAACCATATACGTCAAGGTCATCATTTGGCCCTGTTATATAGCCTGACACCTGTACAGAACTCGGAGTACCAGAACCTATGTTGAACTCATAGTAAAGCTCCATCGCTCCGGTATCATCCGTATGCTCATGCCTTGTACCGTCAAGGGCTTCTGTAGAGGCGTAGGTATTAGCTGATTGCGTTCCCGTAGTAAGCGTGTACGAAGCCGCAGGTCTATGAACCGCAGAACCTACGTTGGAAAGGCTTGCAAGTTGAGACTGCTTAGCTGGCGCGCTGTCTTCGGTATAACCTGTGCCGTCGTAGGTGGCTTCGAGATTTTGCGCCGCCGTAGCATCGTCAGATATTTGGGTAATATTCGCCTCTACATACCCCGTTCCCAGAGCCGCGAGCATTGCATCGTAAGCGTTGGCCTCCATTACCAAAAACTCCAACTTAGTAGCCAGCGCCCCTGCTACGTCTATATAGCCCGTCATGGGGCCGTAAACATCGGTGTCCCCCGTACCTAGGGTTACCGTGTATAGCCCTGACGCGCTGTGGGTAGCCCCACTTAGGCTGTGAGTTGACAACACAAGAGCGTTGGCCTTGTGAAACTTTATAAGTCCCGCTGATATGACAAGTGCTGTTTCATTTGTGATACCGTCAGTCGTATCCAAAAAGGGGCCGAAGACTACAACCTGACCGCCTGTATTATATTTTAATGGAATCATTATCGACCCTCCTTTTCAGAATATCAGCTAATCTATTTGAACTACATTGTAAAATATCGGGGGTATCTCTGCACGTTTCTAAGCTGGGGAGTTGTTTCACCGTCGCCAGTAGCTCCCGCAGTTTTCTTTTTATTCTTTTAATATTAACCTTCTTGGCCTCGGTGAAGTTTTCAACGTAATCGTCTTTAGCAAGAAAAGATACTACCTCGGAAGCCCTGACTATAATAGGCTCTCCATCTTCACGTCTAAAGATAATAGTTCTTGGCGCGACATCGAACATCAGGCCATACCTTGCTGTCTAAGGTGGTGTACTACTACGGGAATTGAGATGCCACCCCCGCCACCTGTCCCTGCCGACTTCTTAAAGCTCCAAGGATAATACTCTATCGCGCTACCATTGACCTCTGCATGGGTTCCAAGCTCAACGCCGCTTGTTATAAAATCTTGTATCTTATCAACATCGGCAATGGCGGCTCTCAGTCTGTGCGAATCATCAACGCCGTCAGTAGTTATCTCTTTTGCGATTATGTCGTCGCCACTATCATGGTTGATGAATAGAAAATCTGGGGTAAATCCTATCGAATTATACTGTCTGGCAGTCGCGGCGTCTCCTGTGTATTCCCTAAAATCAGCGACGCTGGTTACGTTCTTTATAACAACAAAGTTATAAACGTATGTGTCTCTATTAATCTCGTTGGTACTGCCCAACTCAATATTTGCCGCATTGAATGCCTGAATCCAGTTAGTAGAAACAGAAGCGTAATCAAACCTGCAAGTCTCATCAGCATCGTTAGCCGTACTGGAACATCCAGCGGTGTATGTTACTTCCGCTCCTATCAGACAGGCATCAGGGGAAAAGCTATTGAATGTGCATAGACCTGTTTGATTATCTAGCGTGTTACCTGTGTACTGGCCTGTCTCAATGTCTCTAGTTACTCCGTCATATTGAATTACCACATATAGGTAGTTTGCAGTATTTGTATTTAAAGTCCCATCTACGGTAAACTGAGCAGTTGTGAGACCTGTTATCAGACCAGTAACGTCGCTTCCCGCCCCCGCCAAGATTTTAGCATAATCGGTATCAAACTTGTCTGTGGTGAAGTATGCCGCTGAATCAGAATCCTCTGCAACTACCATAATGAAAGTGTCTACGGCACTGCAATCGCCAGAGCAGTTGGTCAGGCTTATATCCTTACCCCCGACTCCCCCGTCACCAGTATATGAACCAGTATCAACTCTCATTATGAGTTAATTATCTCTCTTAGCGTAACTCGCCTTGCTTCAAGAGCATCGTATTCATTTTGAAGCTCGGTGACGATAGAAGTAAAGCCTAGCTTAGTTGCCCCGATAGAGGTTGCTTCCTTCAAGCGGATTGATGCCTCAACCATCGACATCTTAACCCCACGTATTTCTCGCTTTGCCCTTTCCTTTGTGTTCTGAATTACCGTAACGCCATCGTAGGCGTCGAATATCTTAACGCTTACCTTGTCTGTTTTTTCGTACTTATGGTAGCCCGCCGCAAGCAAAGCCACGTCATCGCCAACGGCAACTCCTGCTACTATATAGCCCCGGCTCAACCCGCCTTCGGAGCTGTTCTTGTCTTGTACTACATCGGTACTGTCAGTTATCATCCACATTTAACTTGTCTCCTTAAATGCTATACGGACTAACGCCGCCCGCGATCTATTGAAGGTTTGCCGGGGCGGCGACGTCCTTTGGGATTCGAGTGACCGTTTTTATATTGGAGTCACCGCTACACTTCGGAGCGGTACACGCCCTTGCCACGCAGTCATACGTTCCGGGGCCGCGAGGTAGGTCATCGCTTATTATGTAACTCGTCACAAGCCCCACGTCGACTGTGACGGGCGAAAAGTCGGGGTCGGTCCCGCAGTTAAGGGTGTAGCGGTCGAGGTCGCCGGGTTCTATGAGGCTCCCGTCCATGTATGTAGTTGAAGCGTCCCAGGAGAGCGTGACGGGCTCCCACGGGTCTGCGTATGAGGTTGTGGCCATCGTCGCTATTGTTAGAAAGAATACCGCTAAAAACATCAAGATTAACTTCTTCATTGCTACCTCCTTAACGCTTGAGCTATGGTGTCGTTCTTCTGTGCGGAACCCTTGCTCGAACCCCAGTAGTAGTTGGCTACCTGAACGACTATCGTTCCAAGTGAGCCGAGCATCACAGTCAATGCTCCGCGTTGCCCCGTGGGTATCTCTATAAACATCAGAGCCACAAGTATCCCGAAGAAACCTATGAAGCAGAGTATACCAAGCACCGCCGGGGTCTTATCGTTAGCCCCCCTGTTAGATGCCCTCGCGTCCTTGCGATCATCGGCCTCAATCTTAACGAGGTCTACGCCCAGCTTCTCCATTTCAAGGGTGAAGTTATTGTCGGCCTCCTTGAGCTTTAGCATCGTCTCAGGAGTTGCCCCTAGTAGGGCCGTTTCAATATCCTTCATCGAGCCATCCGGCTTACCAAGAAGCGACGTAGATACTGCTCGAACAGCCATGCCCGCAAGAGGCCCACCTACGGCCGTGGCGATACTAGGGGCTACTGTTCTTATGATTGATAAGAGTTTGTTCTTCATAGGCTATCCTTGAACGCCTTAATCTTACCCCAAAGGTTTGTGCAGGGCTTTTCTAATATCCGCTTCCATATCTGTGGGATGAATACATACGCGGCCAAGAGGCCGATACCTGCGCCTATCAATGTTGCGACTGTTCCGTTACATTCGACCATTATCCAAACTCCTCAGTTATAGGTTGAACTTTAAGAGGGCATGGTTGTATGTATCTGCAAAAGTGCTATACACCCCTTCGATATACCCCCAACGTGCCATCGTACCGCGCGAGTCTATATGGAACCCCGGACTATTCCAGTCAGGGTACAGACCGAGACCTACTCTCGCGTGAACCTGCAACTTTCTCAACGCGCTTATAATAAAATCCATCTGTACGTCATAACTCAAGGTGGTCTTGAAATGAAAGTCTATGGCGTAACCCTTGTAGTGTTGCGAATTCTTCGAGTGTCCATCGGTGGCGTACCCGACGTGAATAATTACCGTAGCAGTAGGGTCAAGCTCGCGGATAGAGAGGCGCAACGCAGAGATAAGTATAAGCACAAACCCGTCCATATCGTCAGGCGTACCCCACCCTTCTCGCTCCGTAAAACCCTCTGTGACATCCCATATATTCACTACTGACCTCCGTTGGTAAAGAAAGAGGTGATAAAAGCTATGACCAATCCTATGGCAAGAGAGATAGAAGCCGCGACCCCTGCTGTTTTTATCCTCAAGGTTGTGAGAACATCGTTAGTTTTCTTCTGGTCAATCTTTATTTCTTCAACATCTTTAACTAGAGCACCCATCTTGCCTTCTATATTGCCAAGTATCCGCATTACATTGTCTGTATTATCACTTGAGGGGGGCATGCAGCTCTCCTTGTTACACCTGTATCTCTGTTATAGTAATTGAAGAAGCTAAGACACCGCCAAACTTTCTAGTGCCACCGTCTCCATTAAAAGTTGTTGTTCCTGCGCTAGGGGCACCAGCCCGCACTCTAAAAGTAGTTGAGCTAACAGTTCCTGCAACCATCTCATAACTAAAACTAATACAAGTTTTCTCGCCAGTTGCCTTGCTTTCAGACGCAACAGTAAGAGCGTTAGCTGTTGCGTCTTGGAAAAGAGCAGTAATTAATGCGTTTGCCACGGAAGATGATAGATTAATAACAACCACTATTCGTAATCTGTTGTTAATACTGGTAGGTGTTATCGCCAATGTCATATATTCATCCCCTTCTGTTATTTGGGGAATTGTATCGTCGTCAGGAGTAGTGGTTGTACCGGTAAGTACAATTCCTGTCTGCGTGTTTACGACTTGGACTGACGCACCTGCGTTTACTGACGCACCTGTCGCCCTTTGGTAGCTCGTGCAACGCCAATCACCAGACGCATACTCTATAAAGGTCGCTTCATCACCTGCCGCCGTGGTAATATTTGCGCCCCCCGGCAGAACCAAATCGAAAGACGACGATACAAGTGTAAGAATCGCGTCGAAATGTAGCCTTATAACTGCCCCAACTCCGACTGTATTGATTGAAGTGATTGAAGTCGTGCCAGTCACATCGAAGTAGTTGCCGTCCGTGATTACAGGTAGCGCGGTAGCCGAGGCAATATCGGCCCCCTTTGTGAGTATGACGTTATTAGAAAAGGTCTTTTTCCCCGCGATAGTCTGCGCCGTTTTAAGGTCAACGATGGACGCGGGATTAAGAAGTATCCACTTATCAAGCGTAGCGTCAAAGACAAGGTGCATCCGGTAGTTTGCACCATGTATATCTGATACCGCTAGGGCAACATCGTTACCCTTAACAATAGTCTTAGCGGTCAGGCCATCTGGAGCGAAGGTCGGGGTCGTGGTCGCGTTGGCTCCGCTTGCCTCAACGATACACTCTATATTATTTGCAAGGGCCGAGATAGTGGGCACGAAGGTTGCCGTTATAGCATCGACTGTACCACCGGCAACGGCTTGACGATTTGGTATAGCAACACTCAACTGTGACGAGGCAAGCACAAGGCTTGTGTCTACGGTAGAAAGGGTTGATGATAAATCGGTTATAGGCAATGCGACTGGTAGACCGGAACTATCAAAAGCGAGTATCTTGTCCGCTCGTTCTGCGGCAGTAGAGGACACCTCTTGGTCGGTCGTTTCCTCGATAGGTATTTTTATCGCCCGGTAAATATCGCGGCGATTCTGCTGAATCAACATCACGGCTCTATCAAAATCGTCGTCGAACGTCTGCGCCCGCATATTCCCGTTCTCAACATAATCTGGTTTTCTGTCATACGGCAATTCGCCGGAGATAGTGACGACCGATAAATTAATAGGAGCGGTCACAAAGTCGATAGAACCGCCACCGGCATCGCCCGCACCGTTCACCGTGTAGTCGGTAGTCAAGACTTGAAGAACGTCATCAACCTTGACGGTCAAATCGGCATCCGCAAAGATTCGGAATCCGTATGCGAAATTCGTTGAGCTACCATTCCCTGTGTGAGTATCAACCCTTTCTAAATCGGCTACCGGCATCTATTTACCTCCTGTTATATTCTACGCTAACCTCATGGCTACCTTGTCCCGGCCGCCAGTCTCTAAATGGAAGTACGGAACTCTCGTTGACAGACTTGCCTATCCGTACCGGCGTATTATGTATTGCCCCCGCTCCTGAATCTATATAGTCGTCCTCTTGATTCGTATTAAGCGGTATCCAGTCCCGCATCTGCGCGGGGAGTTTACTATCTAAGACGCTCTGATGTGCGTGTAAGAACCCACCCGAAAGCGGAGTATCGAACGCATCAAGTATCCGTTTCGACTTATTAGTTTTAGCATGAAACTCGGTCACTCCGCAACGTAAACGATGTTTCTTTAAATGCTTACGAAGTATCGCCGGGACAAAACCCCCAGGGCCGTTTGTCTCGATACAGATACCAGGAATAGAATAGTCCCTTACCAACACACATATCTGCTCGCATTGTGCGTCAACGTCGCCGGTCAAGGCTTCTGCAATCTGCCAGTAAAGATGCCCGTGCTGATTCGTAAACATCACCGATAAGACGCTATCGTCACTATCGACCTTGCCGAGCGATACATCCCAATAAGTCGAGCAACCCACCATGCGCTCGCCGTCTATATCCATTACGACCTGCCCGTTGGCTTGACGTATCTCCGGCATTTCGTAGTAAGGAACCATGAGGTCGGGGTCAAGGCGTATCTCATGGAGCGGTTTAGCAACTAGCATATACTGGCTATCCCACTCGTTTTGTGTCTTACACTCGCTACGCCTAAACTCAACTTCTTCTTCGGTAAAGTAGTCGGGCCATACGCATTCGCCCTTCTCGTTAAATAAGGGGATTACCAATGCGTCGGCCCCAAGTGCTATCTGTTCCTCGTAAACCGAATCGTGCGTATGCGGTGTACCGATATACAGTTTCTTCCCACCGGGGACGAGGATGTGTGTCGAGTCTGCCATTCTCCTACGGAGCGTTTCGCGCAAGGTCGGGTGGAGAACATTCTTCGGCACTTCCACGTCGTCAAAGATAACCTCGTCGGCTCTTGAGGATGTGACGTTCCCCATAATACCCTGCGCTGTCACCGATGCGTTACGATGGTCGGGGTTGCCCGTAACGCTAAAGCGTATCGTCTGCCATAACCGGCCCTTCATGCCCTCACAAAGTGGGTGCATATTGAGGACGTGTTGCGCGTCTGCGCTCATTTTGCTGGATGTGAGGTCGTCGGCAGACTGCACCAAGAACCTGTAAGCAGGGTCGTTCCTCAACTTCCACGCCATATAGAGGGCTGTGATAGTCGATTTAGCCGCACCCCTAAAGACTTCAAGGACGGCGACACGCTCCTTGCTCTCCAACCACTTGCATATATCGACGTGGAAGGTCGGAACGTCCCAACCCTTGAAGTCGGCCCATATATAGAAGAACGCAGGGAATGATATTTGTTTATCGTTCATTGGATTTTAAACCCACCCTTTTTATCTTGCTTCTCAATCACATAAGGTGGATATCCCGTAGCCCCTTTAAGGGCTTTCTCGTATTCTCCATCTATAAAATCTGAACCGGTCTTTAGTTGGTCTACCAACTGTTTCAAGGGCAACCCTGTTGCCGCACCCACCGCACTCGCAAAGCTCCTTATGCCGCGCCACATCTCTTCGTCGGTCAAGTTACCTTCAAAAACATAGCGCATCGCCTCGGTCATGGCCTTGCCTAAATCGTCAACCGCACCGTAGAGCGCAACTTCTTTTCCAAATGCCCGCACCCCAAGAGCTTTGCTAACAAGATACTCTATCGCTTCGCCAATAATGAAGATACCATTGAGCGGGCCTAGAACAACTGCCCTCTTCTGGTTGTCCTTATCCCAACTGAAACCATCGGATACAAGCTGAAATAATGACGGCAATATTATATGGTAAATCAGCAGGGTTTTCATCTGGTCAACCTTTGAACCTTTACCGCCCAAGAGGTTTCTTATTGCACCCATCTCTTTGCGTACATACAGGTTCGGTGACGACAAGAACATGGAGAACAGTTTTTGAACAGAAGTGCCACGCTGAAAGTCTGACAACACGGAAAGGTCTGCGCTTTGCTGTGTCACTTCGCTAAACTTCTCAAACTCAACAATAGCCTTCTCATGTGACATACCCTTCTTTTCCGTGAGGTATTTATAGTACGACCATCCACCGATAGCGATAGCTCCCTGGTCTCCAAGAGTGACATTGAGCATAAGGGAATCCATAAAGCCCCGTGTCTTACGGTACGCGCTATACTCCTTCATTCTCATAGCGGTCTTAATATCGCGCTCCATGTTTGTTCCGCGCTCGGCAAACCATATACTATTCTTCTTGAGAAACTTCACGGCCTTAATCGGTGACTTCCAAAAATCGAACACTCCCGCCGCAAAATCTGTTACCGGCATTACCTCCATATAGGCCATTGTGGACACAAGCTGCTTAATGGCTATGACCGGCTTTACCGCAAGGACGGAGCGCGTGAAGCGACCCCTGAACTTGTCAAGCCAGTTAAGCCTGTTCGCTGTATCTACCCCGCCCTGCGTAAAGTGGTTAATGGCCCTATCTATCACGGCTAACATGGTTTTAGAGTGATGCAGGTTGATAGCGGCCCGTACTTTCGGATTCTTGAATACCGAATTAAGCTGCCGCACCTTTTCGCTCCATGCGATGAAATGCTCCATCTCCGCTACGTGCCGCTCTAATACAGCAATATCGCTTTGCAAAGATATACGGTTAAGATTAGCCACCCTTGCCTTAAGACTTGGCGACCCAACCGACCGGCGGTAAGAGACTTCATCTAAGAATGCACCATGAAGCCCCTCGCTCTCAACGAACCCTTCTCTCTTTATTGGGCTATAGAACTCATTGAACGGTAAATCAACCCCGTAAGCCTCGCGGTATACGGCATTTACGCGGTCATAGTACGTCCGGTAGAACTCCAACTGCTTCTGAATGAAGTCTAAATCCTGTTTCGTTAGCGTAGCCCTTACCGCTTGCACCATTTCCTCTGTAAAATTCATCCCCACATGAAAAGTCTCGCGCAGGGCAGGGTCGGAATATTCCATGATAAACTTGCGGGCCTCGGCCTTAGTCATAACGAGGTCTACCCCGACACCCTTTGCGTTATTGAAATGGCCTATCTCCATCGGCTTTCTATCAAGGTTGAACTGCGTTAGCATATCCATATCAGACACAAAACCGAAAGCGGCCCTAGCTATATCCGCGATTGCCGTCACCGCTTTTCTGCGACCGGCTTTTTCAAGATTCTCTTGGGTATGAACCTCGGCTATCTTGTTGATTATACCTTCTCCGGTTTTGGCGGTGGTATCTCTGCCGGACAACATATTCATTAAATCGTTCCACCCGACAATGCGAACCCCTAGACTACCGGTAAAGTTTTGAAGCCACTTCTTAAGCTCTTTAATCGACGGCTCGACCTTCTGCAAGCCGGTAGTTTCCATCCCCTTCGGAAACTCCTTGCCACCCATAAGGGAATCAATAAACGCACCAACTCGCTTATCATCCTCTATTGTGCGGTTGAGCTTAACAAACTCTGCTAGAGCCTTACCACCCGCTTTCATATCCTTTATGCCAGCTAAGAGCGTTTCAAGCTCACCTACGGTAAACCTCTTCCTTAACGGCGGCGCACCTAACTCTCCGGCCCTGTACCTAAGTCTTACAATCATATCGAGGACACGGTTTTCAAGAAGGACTGAATCGGGCATATCTTTGCCGATATACTTATCAAGGTTTTCGCTTATCTTGTCCATCGCTTCTTCTTGCGACAACTTCACCGCTTTAATAAATCTGTCGAGTATGTTCTGCACATCTGCCGTGTATTTACCGAACGGCTTACCGCCCCGCTTCTTAGCTTTTGCGGTCTTTATCTCTTTCAGGATTCTATTTTTGAGTTTGCCGACCTTCGTTGTCGCTTCAACGCGAGACTTGGCCTCGGCGGATATCCCCTTCAACCTATCGCGCTCAATCGCAACACCTTCTCTATTCCCTTCACGGAACGCTACCTTCGCGCTCTGCTCGGCTTTCTTCCAAGCGGCGGCAAGGGCTTTGTTCTCACGAATCATCTTAAAAGACTTTACGATGCCCGTGGCGCGGCGAATCTGTCCTTTAATTCCCTTGATTGTCCCAGTCGCTTTTCTTACGGCTTCGGTATCTTCACCCTTTATAGTCGCCTTGATTTCCTCATTACTCAATTCAAGACCAACCCCGACCTCATCAAGCACTTGCTCCAGCGCGTCAAGATTGGCCTTTTCAGCCTTTTGAATAGAAGATAAGGGTTCCGTAGGAACTTTCCCCGAACGTAGCTTATTCAACAATTTATCGGTCTCAGCCTTAATCTCCTGTGTTGCTAGGTACTCCGCTTCTAATTGCTCACGTCTCTCGGCTGATATAAGCCCATCCACGGGCTGTTTCGCCTCTAACCCACCCTCTGGTATACCTTCGACCTCTACGGGGCTTACAGGGGCTTCTACGGCCTCAATCAGGGTGTCAAGCTCTTCCCCTTCGATAACACGGTCGATTATTGAGTCCGTGGCCTCTTCGTCGGTCAGGGTGTCGAAGTCCGTTCCCTCAATAATCATGTCGATTGCGGCTTCATCGGCGGCTATATCTTCGGCGGTGGGGGCTGCCGGCTCAACCATTTCCTCTGTAGGAACTAGGTCGGCAAGTGTCGCACCCTCGACCACCTCGACCGCCTTATCCCCCGCCTCTACTTCTTCGACACCAAGCGAAACGAGTATGTCTTTTGTCCTTGTGACTTCCGCTTTTATCTTAGCCTTACTTGGCCTAGATACCGCGCTCGGAACTTGGGCGATGATTCCAGGTGCGGCTATAACAGCCATACCCTGCGCCGATTCTTTTCCTGTTTCGTACAACCGCCCCAAGACGTGCGCTAAATCGGTAGGCTTTATGTCCGTTCCCTTGAGAAGATTGTTGGCCTTTTTCGCTATCTCTTCAAAAACAATGTTGTTAGATTCCTGCGCTACCTCAATAGCCGTTTCTTTAGCCGTAGTCGTAACGTGCAGGGATGCAAGTTTTAATAGTTTACGCCTTACGGTTTTACTTGTTGCCGTTTCTAAGATAGTTTCGCTTAATAGCTTGTTCAACCCAGGTATGGTTTTCATCAAGACCTTCATTTCTGCTAATTCTAATCCGGCGTTGATTGCACCTATTCCGAAAGAGGCAGCGCGAACAATCCTATGGTCTATCTTATTGCCATCCTCATCTTCAAATTGGGTCATTTCCCAAGCAGCAAGTCCGGCCTCTTTCCTCAATGCACTCTCAAAGAAACCCTCAACACCACCTATTTTTAGCCCTGCACCGACCGCGAACGGGATTAATTCAGGCTGCCCCGCAAAAGCCGCCGCCGTACCAAACAACATCCCAAGCGTTACACCCTTTACTCCGGCTTCACGGGCTGAATCTATCGTCATAGGTAAGAGTTTGGCAGCACTCCTAAAGGCATCCTCGATACGAGTCTCACTAACAAAGATGTTTTCAGGGGTTGGCATCCCGATATTGTCCATCTCTTTAAGCCAAGACGGGTCGCCGTCCATAACAAATCGGTAGCCTAGCTCGCCTATCTGGTTTTGCTTAACCCCTATATCCTTACTCTGCACTAGCCGCTCCATAACCGTCGAGCGTTTTCTGGCGGCTTGAGGGTTAATCTCAACCCCCCTGCTTATCGCATCCTGTAAGCGAAAAGCTGATGAAGGTGGAATCCCTAAAGCTTCCGAGTCCACAAGAGCTTGCACCGCTTTGGCAGATTCTTCCTGCGGATTCTCAAACAACTGCATAGCACCATCCCATGCTCGCGCCGCCATACCTATCGATGGGGCTTCACGCAAGACAGGGATTTCAGATTTACCCAACGGTATCTTTGGGGCAACTGTGTCCGGCAATCCTGATAAATCCAAACCCTCAGTATCCGGCAATCCCGTAAAGTCTATACTATCAAAATCAGGCATTACTTCGTCCTCTCAAGCACATAATTGATATTACCCTCGGTAACGGGTTTCCCATTTCTAACAAGAACATCTATTGCTTTTTGACGTTTTGGAGAAATAACAGGTTTCGTGCCTACCGTTGGTGCAGTTGGCTTATCCTCTAAGGCTCTTATCCGTGCTTCCTTTGCTTCGGCGGGTGCTTTGCTTGTAGCTCCGAAGGGTGATAAAGCCTCTAAGAGTCGCATCAAATACCGTGTCTCCGTTGGCCTCAACATTTCCCTTGTAAACTCTAAAGGATTTGCGTTAGGATGATTCCTACGATAAGTGTTTAATCTAGCTTTATGGGCGGCATACTGTTCGCTATTGTCAATCTCATCATCTGAATTATAAAACTCTTTATCCCGCGCAGACGCTAACCTACGATAAGCCTCGCTTGACTGCTCAGATTCCAACGTACCCTTTCCAAGCATATCCTCAAGGGCTTCCGCATCTGTTTCGGTTAGCTTCCCGGCTCTACGCTCGTCTCTTATACCCTCAACCCCTAAGTCTTCAAGGATAGCAGGGTTATCGTTTATCTCATCAAATCTATCAATCTGCTTCTGCTTCGACGCGAAGGTTTCGGCCTTGCTCCTACTCTCTGCGATACGCTCCAACTCATCCCTTATCGCCTTACGTTCAGGGGCCGGTAGCTCGATAAACTCCGGCATCTTGTAAATCTCTCCACTCTTTGCACCGTTGTCGTGCGCTTCCCATACCGCTATCTGGTTGGCCTTTATAACGGCAGTCCGACCCTGATTGTGTAGGATAGCTCGCTCGCGTATTCGTGTAACCGCCGCCTTCGCCGCTTGGGTCGTACCAGCCCGACTCTCCGCTTTCTGCGCCATATCCTCTATATCTATCAGGGCCATCTTGTCGCCTTTAGGCCCGTGCTTATCGTAAACATCATTTGCTATCTCTAAGCCGTTATTCGTCATAGTGGCTTCACGGGCCTGCTTAGTGTACGCCGTCCTATCTGCCGACGTTAAACCAGTATAATTAGAGTACGCGCCACTCTCGGTCTTTGCCTGTAACCGCTCAAGGACTATCTTTGGGTTGCCTAAGACAAGCTCGTTCTTCACCGTATTGGTATCTATAACGCGGTCAATCTTCCTCCTACGGTCGGCCTTAACGGTAGCTTTCTCCGGTGACGTAGCTATTAAAGTGTGTGCCTGTTTCTTCGCGCTCGCTTCAAACCCCGCATTTTCAGCCGACCAATTTTCAATCTCAAACAAACCTGTCTCTATGTCAGCTATGCGCTTGTCGTTGACTTGCCCTATCAATGCGTTGTCAAATTTAAGTTTGACATCAACCTCTGTCCGTTTTAAACGCTCAGCGAACTCAAGCCTAAGAGCATCGGGGACGGCGGCGGTAAATTCACCCTCCATCTTCTGAACCATACTGCTATATTCTTCTTGCTTGCCCGCTATATCCAAATCCTCGCGTCGTGCAATCGCGCTAGACTCAGACGCGATTCTACCCTGCAAGCCCATCGTGAACATCCCGACCTGACTCTTGGCTTCTTCGAGCTGTTTCACTTCTAGCTTCTGCGCCTTCGCCCTCTCCGCAGACACAACTCCACCGGCGAGCTTTAGCCCCGCCTGTAACAACTCAAGGCCGATGCCAGTATCTATCTCCGGCACAAAGCGAGGCGTACCGGCGGGGATAGCCCCAGGGGTCTTTCTGCCAATTCCTACCTCTCTCGCTCCGGGTATCTTAATAGCCATCTATGCCACCGTAAAAGGTTTAACGGGTTTCTTGCTCTTTATGAAATTCTCATTTTGGAACAATTCGGATTCTATCGCCGACGGACTCATCCCTGTTTGCGATAGCGCGCTTGACTTCTTTTGAAACTCCTTAAACTTCTTGAATTCACCACCAGACACGACCTCATGCTCGCTCGCGCCGAAGGTTGTTAAAAGCTGTTCACTCTTGCGCTCTGCGGCAGAGAGCGTGGTGGTAACGTCCTTCTCGGTCAATCGTTTGGTTTCTTCCTGAATGTCGCGCGCCGTGCCAACTCCAAGTTTCGCCCCCGCCTTTGCAGTCAAGGCTCTCTGTCCCTTTCCCAGTAACTCACCCTCACGGCGTATCTCCACCGCCTCCAAAGCCGCTTCTTCGAGAATAGACTTTGATTCAAGTTTGGCGGAGCGAGCATCAAAAGCAAGTTGACCGGCTTGCGCTCGCTTCGCTTCCCTTTTGGAACTTCTCGCACCGAAAAGACTTACGCCTAGACTTGCTCCTAAAAGGACGGTTTCTATACCCATATCAAAGCTCCATTACCGTCATTATGCACGGCGCATTGTTTATGATACTCGGTCCTATATCTTTGAACCCTATCAGTTTCACAAACTTTCTCCACAATCTTATACCGTCAACCTTCGTGCCAACGACCTTCTCAACATTAAACGACCGCATATCAAACTTTAAGACTTCAAAATCAAGACGAATCTCGCGCACTATCTCCGCGCTAAACTGTTTTATATACACATGGCAATAAGCGAATTTTTCAGCAAGAGCAAGTTGTATATGAGCATAAGCATATCGAACCCCTTTGTGCATCAACTCATAATAGAGATTTAGAAAGTCGGCTTCGGCGACCTCAAACTCTCCTGTCTCTCGTTTGATATACCTAACCATTGACCGTTACCTCTTTGATAATTCCCAAGACGGTAAAAGGCAGGGGCTGTTCTTGCGTGATAGTAACCACTCCACCGTTACCTCCAAGCAAAGTTATCTCCTTATCACCGGTGAACGGGTCTATATCCTCATCAAAGTTATTCTGTCCGAACGACCGGAAAGGTATTATCTGACCGTTGACCTTAAGACCGATAGTCTCATAAAGACGAACGACACAACGATTGACGCTTATCTTTTGCCCCTGCGCCGTACCTAGATTTGTCGGTATCTCCGGTGGTAGGTCTATAATGGTTGATGTGTAATGTAGGCCAATCTCAACAGAAAGAGCCGAAAGGGGAATGGTTATCTCCCCACCCGTTACAGTCTGTTGCGGAACTACCACGCCGTCGGCAACTACGTCCACAAGCTCACCCTCAAGGTGCGATAGCCCTGTCCACGTCACCTTTGCCGGTGAATCCGAATCGGTTATAGCTGAATCAGTTTCAAGGGTTGAATCCATAACCTCGATATATGTAGCGGTGACAGAGTTTATGGTGCGCTCAACGGCTACCCATACCTGGTCGGTATCGTTGTAGGGGATAACGGATACCTTCTTAAAGAGACCGTCGGTCGTATGTTGCGCCCAAGCTAATAATTCTGCCCTTCTATCGAATGTCAAGGATAGAAGTAAGCCGGTACTCGTCACCATCCAAACAGTACTATCCGGCTCGCGCTGAAACGCCATATCGATAATGCCAAGCTCTGCCAGATGCGACGATACAAGGCTTATGTCGGGGGCTTCTTTCTGTGTGGTGCTTTCCACCTTGTCGGATAAGAGCCGCACCTGCTTCCCGTGTTTGGTCGGGAATATAACATCACCAGAAACCACAAGTGGTCGCACTATCTCGCGCGTACCGTATTCGGTATGCACCTTAATTTGAAAGTTGGTCGGGGTTAGGGGCTTCTCAATACCGCCATGAATAGTTATCTCTTTATCGTATGTCATAACGATAAGGAATTGTGTCGCGGTAATATGTAGAATCCTTGAGGTGGCGGCGGCAAGGATGAACTCGAACGGGTCTGAATCCGCCGTACCGGTTACGAAGTTAGATATTATCCCGCTTTCACTCCCAAAGACGGTCTGTGGGTGTGTAAAGACACCACCCAAAATCATACGCTGTTCAAAGAAGGTTATCGAGTTTGGGTATCCGGTCGTACCCCAATACACCCGCCCTGCCGTTATCGTGCCGGTAGCGGGGGTGGCCGGTGAACCCGCAACCGTATAGGTATATATAGTCGTACTTGTAACCGTCACAACAAGGTCGCCGTTGTAATCGCTCTGGTCGGCTCCGGCGATTGCAACGACCTGACCAGTCAAGCGTCCATGCACTTGCCCTGTGTTGACGGTCGCCGTCGTTCCAGACCGAGTTATGCCAATAATTCTTTGTGCTGTAATTGTACCGGTTGCCGGGGTCGCCGGAGAACCCGACACCGTATAAGTAAAGACCGTATTATCTCCAACCGCGCTTGTTACCGTTATCACGAAGTCGCCATTATAGTCTGATTCGTTAGCGTCTGCTATTCGCACGGATTGTCCAGTAACAAACCCGTGGTCTGCCCCCATCGTAGCGGTCGCCGTCGTGCTTGCGCGGGTAATGCTTGTTACACTTTCCGCTGTCTCGGCATCAAGCACCGCCGGCATGGTAAAGGATACCGCCCCTATCACCCAGTTATTATCATCCGTGCGGGTTAGCTGTTGCGTTGGGAAGTCGGGGTGGGCAAGATAAAGAACGTCGTCGGCTTGCTCATAACGTATCTTATCTATGCCCGAAGTGAAGGGGCTTGCGATGCTTATAACCCCTATCCTTGCGCTGTTCGTATAAAAATGGATGGTGTTATCGCTACGAATCTCGATTAAGTAGCCCTGAACCGTCCCTAAATCTGACCGGTATATGCGAAACTCTATCGGATTGACAGTCACCGAACCCTCGTTGTCAACGTACTTCAACCCCGCGCGCCTTGTGCCATCACCGTTCGGCGTTATGGCGGTATTGATACAAGAGCCTAGAGCGTTCTTGTAGCGTACCGTATCAACGCGAGCCTTGAGTTTCGGGGCAAGCTCTCCGCCGGTGAGATTCGTTTGTATTATTAAAGACCGTGCCAATTAAAACCTCTTAGGTTATCGGTGCGCGTCCGCCAGAGCGTCGTCTTGCCCTCAATAACTGCGACCTGCCTATAGCGTCCGGCGTTCCTTCCTGTCCGTCTACCGCACGGGCGAACCTCAACCTCTCAAAATAAAGCGCAAGCGTCTCGCTCTCCTTTGTGGTGGACTTCGTAACAGGATACGCAAGAGCCGCTTTCATCGCCGCCGTCAAAGCCTCGATAAGCAGAGCGTCGTAACTCGGGACATTCTCATTGCGGTATACATACTGGATTAATAAGGGGTTTTCGTCTGCCACAACCTGTCTACCCTCAACCTTATAATTACCCTCGGTGTCGGCATCCAAGAGCCGTAAGAAGTCACCAGGAAGGTCGAAGGCAAAGGCGAAGAGATAGACCGGCGCGGTCGCACTCGGCGCGAGAGAGACGCGCTTTATCGCACAATTCCACGGGTGCGCGCGCAACACGCCGTCAAGGGTTTGAGGCCATAGATTAGAGCAAAGCTTAGAAAGGTCTGTGCCTTCATCGAAAGAGGCTATCGTTTGCGCCCCTAATTGCAAGAGGGCGTTCGAGCAGATGGTTATCTTTGAGGCCATGACTTAACTCCTTTATGTAGGGGGATGGGGGCCGAGCAGCCCTAGGCAACCACAACCCTTGCGAACTCAACCCCCACCATGGAACACCGTTAAGTTTTCCCCTAGTCCTCTACATAAACGAGATACCCGTTGATTGTCGCCGCCGCCGGTATAGTACCACCAGCGACCACGGCCTGAATGACTACTGCCTCTTTCGCGTTTATCGCAAAAGCATCCTCGGCAGTAAAGGCGTTCGTACCAAGACCGCACCTGATAAGGGCGGCGGCACTCACGTCCTGACCATCCATGAACACATCAGCCGCAGCCGCAACCGCCGTGCCGTCGAGATTCGTGTATCCGGTATGACCTATATCGAGCAACCTAGCCGCACCAAAGGCCGACACGATGATACGTGACATCGACTTGAAGATTCTAACAGTCTTACCGGGCGGTATCTTAACCAAGTCCATCGTGGACGTGGCATCACCGGCGGCAGAACCCTGCGTGAAGTCAAACCTCGCTATGCGGAGCTTACCCACTAACTCGGTCGCATCGAGCTTAGTGGGGGGAGTAGCCTCCATCTGTGTTACCTGCGTACTCTTTTCAGTTGTAACAGCCATCGTCTAACCCTCCATATTGGAAGTTAAAGGTTATGGGGGCCGAAACCCCCTCTAATTACGCAGTCTCGGTACAAGCTATCTCGACAACCCTCACTTCCTCCGTCCTGACCGCACCCAAACTCATGCGAGCGAATATCTGGACAGCGTTGTTCTTCGTGGGAATCCTGTCGATGCTTGTGATTACATTCTTACCGATACCAAGCCTACAACCTGTTCTCGCCCATGCAAGGCAATAACGGGTTGTCGAAGCCTTGATAAGGCGTTCCGACCGGATAAACTTAAAGCCGAGGTAGGTGTCAATCTTGCCCTCGACCAGAGCCTTAACTGTGACGTAATCGGAACTCGTCACTTCGGGGTCGGTAAGAAGGTTGCTTATCTGCTCGGCTGTAACCCCAATAAACCTATCCTCTTCCTCATCAACCTCGGCCTCGTCAAGCAGCTGCTTGGTAGTCAACAGCTTATCGACTGTAAGTCCGGCGGAGCCGTGAGCTATCTTCTGCGCCGACGGAAGGACAATATCACCACCTGAATCCGTAGAAGCACGTGCCGTACCTCTTAGAGCGGCGATGATAAAATCATCCTTCGCCCTATTAAGAGCCATTACTGCGGCCCTGACGTAATCCGAAGTCGGGTCTATGAGCATCCGAACCTTGTCAAGCTCGTCAACAAGGTCGGCATATCCCTTATCGGCAAGGTCAATCCACCTCTTACTGTGCGGGGTGTCGACATACTGCGTGTCGCCGTGACGAGTGGTTATATCATACGCCTCGCCCGCACCGATACGCTCAACCGACTTGGACTGACCTACGATGCCGGAATCAACATCAACCGCGCGCTCGAAGCGTGACTCCATCTGCTGTGCCAATGTAAGAACATTAGCGGAATACTGGTCTACAAATGCATCTGTAATCTCGATAGACATGGAATAACCTCCTAGAGTTAGCCATATTGAACTAATCCTAGAAGGTTATCCATTTGGTGGGCCTTCTTGAATCGTGGGGTTTATGCAGGGCCGTTTGGTTATCCTGCAGGGTAAAATCTAATCTATACTTGGACTTTCTGTGCCTCCAAAGCCTCTGTCTTGGGCACCTGTCCCTTCTGGTACGGCATCCACTCGCAATAGGAGCCTCTGTCAGGGTAGGTGTCACCTTCCTGAATAAGAGAAATAGAGGTATGTCCACTAGTCTCTCCCACCCTGTTAATGACCATTAAACTAACCATCCTGTCACTATGAACCTCTGCTATAATGGCGGCAAGAGGCCCATTCTCGGTGTTGTTGTAAAACCATACTACACGTCCTACTGTCGGTTCAATTATTGTCGGCATCATCTTTCTCCTTTATCTACGCTTGCCCTTTTTATGCGCGGCCCTCGCCTCAAAGACGCGCTGAACCTGCGCCATAACCTTTGCATGGTCGGGGTGCTTGGCCTTGAGGTAAGCGTCCGACTTCATAAGCGACTCTAGTTCCTCCGGTGACATTCCACCGGTTGACGGTGCGCCAGGGGTTATCTGGTCTTCGGTTAGGTTCGCGCCCAAGACCGACAAGACCTGTATCATATCAGGGTCGTTGCCTATCCTTGCGCGGTCTATCCCTTCGACTCCGGCGGCGTTCAGGGCGTTCAGGGCCGCCGTCATGTTGTCGTGGTACTTGTCACCCCATACGCCCTTGAGGGATTCAATCGTACCTTCACGGGTGTTTGAGGAAGCCGTAACAGCCTCCCCGACTACCCCGGCGTATTCGTCCATGATAAACTGCACCATGTCGTTCGTCATGCCGCGTTCGTGACACCGGCCTAGAAACTCCTTGTGCCCTTCTTCGTTAAGCTCTACACCTTCGGGAAACTTACCTTCAAGCTCTAGTTTGTAGCCATCCACCGTTTCAGGTGGTGCGCCTATCGTGCCGAGCTTCTTCTCAAGCTCCCCGTAGGACTTAAACATATTCTGCTCGTTCAGTGTGCCGTCGTCATTGCGGAACTTCTCCGGCACTTCAAGGGCGGCGTTCAGGTCGGGTGGGTCTCCACCTGTCTCAATCGCGCTTCCCGGGGCCGGTGCGCCTCCTGTTTCTATCGCGCTCGGCTCTGTGGGTGGCACACCCCCTGTTGGCTCATTCCCTGCTGGTGTTGCTTCTGGCTCTGGCATTACTCCCCCCCCTCGGTTAAAGGTTATTACTTCCGCCCCTCTTAGCGGCTCCTGCAGGCCTACCTACGGGCCTCTTGCCTACTACCACGTCCTTTGTGGTGGTTTTCCGCATAGCCTCAAGGTATTTAATCCGCTTGAGGTGTTCGACCTCGCGGACGGCGGAAGCCTCATACTCTTTCTGTAAGGCGTTGAGCCTCTTTACAAGCCGGTTATTCTCGGCGTTGACTTCCTCCGCTGTGCCTATCTTGACCTTTTCCCGTGTCGGGACTATGTACCCATCCGGCCCTAATATTCCTTTTGCCATCCCTTACCCCTCCCGGTTGGTTTTCAGGTTTAAGTGGGCGACCACCGCCCTCTGTCCTTCTCTAAAAGCCATATCACGTTCGGACTCTCCTGCGCGATATGAAGGCCGGTTATAATATATCCGATTAAGCTCCGCCAGTATCGCCGCGCCGTCCCTATCTCTACCGAATATCCGGTTGTATACCACCTCCGGTATCGGTGCAATATTCTCGTTTGTTGCTTCCTTGCGCTTCATCAAGCCCCCTTGACAAGTTGCGGGGCAACGGCCTTCCGTACCTCTGCATCCTGTTCTTCTTCAACCTGTGCTTTCTGCTCGGTGGCTCGTCTCTCTCTTAACGCCGCAATATCGTCTTCACTCCTAATCACCTTCTCCGGCACACCCAACATCTCGGCAGTCTCACGGTTTGATTCGTCAAGGTCGAGAATATCAAGGACTTCTGGCTTCGCTTCGGCTTGGGCGAATAATCCGGCTTGGAAACGCTCAATCGCTCCGACCGTCTCAAGCTTCTGCGCCTTTGCAAGCGGTGAAAGATACTTGATATTGGCGGTCTTATTCTCAAGCTCTTCCGGTATATCGTTGAACGCTCCGGCCCTTAGACCTATCCCGAAACACCGTCTGACAAGGGGCTGTAAGAACTCAACCTGTAGCCGTCCATACATCGGGCCAAGTAATTGTCTGATTAACTGCGTCCTAATATGCACCTCGGTCGCGGTCATGGCGGGGCCGTCTTGGGGCTGTAGCTGATTAGACATCAAGACTTCTTTAATCCGCGCCTGTAGGTTCGTCACCGTTAGCTCACCGGCGTTAAAGTCAACACCTGAGTTCAGCGGGAAGAAACTGTCCTTATTGGCAACCCCTATAACCTTGCGCGGGCCGACATTGATGGTATTTGGGTTGAGTATGCCATCGTCAACCGCGCCCCACATCCCCGAAACAGACAGGTCGAGAGAGGCAAGGATTATCTTCACAAGCTCGTTGACGGTCTGTATATCCGCCAGAGCGTCATCTATCGGGCCGGTGGCGTAGACTGTATCAGGCATAACAAACCACCTCGGGACGACCACGGGCATCTCGTGAAAACCCTTGTCGTTCCGAACGATCTTCTTCGCCTTGCTCATCTCAACGTGAACGGATGCTATCGGAAGCTGAAGTTTTTTATGGTCGGGGAAAGGGTGGATAACGTGAAGAAAATCATATTTCTCGAAAGGTTTCTTAACGGCGGCCTCGGCTATCGCATTGCCGACCTTGTTCTCTCCGTACTCGCTAACCGCCTGTTGCGCCGTCAACTTAAACTCACGATAGACCGTATCAATCACGCCATCGCCGGTACTATCCGCGCAGTATATCGACGGCAAAGACCATTGCTCAAACTTGAAGGGCTGACCGGTAGCCGCCGAACCCTCGGTAATGAATATAGCGAACATCCCCGAAACGACCATATCCACAAGGGATTCAAAGGCTACCACATCAAAGTTGCTCGCGTGAATGTTCTTCCAGATGGTTGTAGCAGTCTCTTCGAGCCATTCCTTAATCTCTTTATTCTCGTTGTTCCGTACTTCTAAGCCTAACCAGTTGACATGCGCCGGAAACATACCGGACATAATCGAAGAGACTAAGAGTTTCGTTGATATCTTCGCCGTGCTATCGTATATCTCGGCCTGGTCGGCTTCGGAAGCGGTACGGATTGCGGCGGCATCAAGCCCCACGGAATCGAACTTTTGACCACGAATGGGAAAGGTGAACTCATAAGCATCGCGCCAACCATTCTCTAGCGGCGCACGCTCGGTCTTTAATGCTTCAAGTTGTTTTGAATATCCGGATGCTGTACTTAATGGCAAGTGTTTTCCGCCCTTTGGACGCGTGCCTCTGCGTCCTGTATGAGTTTATCGATAGATGCGGTCTTATCATCGGTTGGGGGTTTGGTTGCCTCGGTATCCGGCCGAATCTCTCTGTATCTATCCGGCATACGGTTTTTAAGGCCAAAAATTAAACAGGTCGGGTTTGGCTCGATATGCTTAACAACCGTCTTAACCTTCTGGTTTTTTGTCACCGTCCCATTACCGTACTTTATTGCCTCGTAAGTCACCTCTTCGACCGTGTAGCCGTTCGCCCTCTTAAAGAAGGTTTCGACTAACTGCGCGTTGGCAATAGCTTTTCCCCTCTTTAGGGCCGAAAGGAACCTCTCGTCCTTCTTCCAGTTATTTACCGTTCTTTCGGTTACCCCCAAGATATAACCTATCTCAACATCGGTCATACCAAGACCGGCAATCTTCTCAACCTGCTCAAAGTCAACCTTGTCAGCTACATCTTCTTTCGGCCTCCCGCCCTTATTCTTTGGCTTTGTCTTTTTATCCATACCCCATCCATATCTGAAAAGTTGTGGGTTGTCAAAGGAAACTTTCTATCACCGTAAGTCGTGAATTTAATTAAAAGAAAACAAAATCAGTCTCTCTGTATTACTTCCTTGACAGACTCTATCTATTAATATAGAGTCTCTAATATATTATACAAAATGGAGGGTATCAGGAATGCTAAGTATCGAGGAAATAAAAACGAGATTAGGCGATAGGAACCTCGCAGAAGTAAGCCGTAGGGTCGGGTTGTCCTACCAGACCGTGTTTTATTTTTGCCAAGAAGAAAGCAACAACCCAAGCCACAACACCGTCAAGTTGTTGAGTGAATACCTTGAAACGGAGAAGAGCAAATGAGCAAGGACTTGTCTTGCATAAAAAACGAGAGAGAAAGGCACTTTGCAAGCGTCTATTTCCAACATGACGAATGGATAAGTCAACCTAAACATCTTTATCTTCGAGACGGCACGAGATACAGCGCCGATTTTTACGATAAAAAACAAAACGAATATATTGAAGTCGTCGGCAGTAAGTCAGCATATCATCATGGCAAAGCCAAATATTCAGCGTTCCGTAAGGACTATCCTCATTTAATCTTAAAAATATTAGACTATCGCGGGTATCCATATCCTGAACAACCTCAAAAAATACTTCCCCCCGTCAAGGCTCTTCAACCCATACGAGGCAACGATAAGTTAGGTAGCTACTCTTGCCCAGTATGTAATTGTCGATGGCTACCACAGTCTAATTACAATGCGCCAATAAATCCACCAGTTCGATGTCCTTTTTGCCAGTCGGAAAAAGATAACGCTAACTTATAACCCCTTGTTATCCCTAGAGAATCAAATTATTTTCGTTTATTATTCATTTTGTGCTTGCAATCTTTCTTGATTATGATAATATTCAAATATGGCTACCAAACAAATGACTGATACAGACATAACCTAGAAAAAAGGAGGGACTACAATGGTACACACGCCGGAATTTATGACATTAAGAGAACTTATACGCGCAACTCCCGAAGACGACACCGCCGATGAAGCTGGAAAACTTCTTAACCTCGGCAACACGGGCCACGATAACGGTTGTTGCGACAAAAACAACCCAGACCCTGACTGCCTCGGTTATCGCATATACACGCCTAAAGAACTTCGGACGCGTATACGTATTACGTGGGCGGAACACGTAATCACACCCAAATATAATGGCGATGCAAATTACCAATTAGCGTAAAACGGAGGAACCGACTTGAAGCTCAAATGTCAGAGAAAAGAATGTAAGCACAAATGGATATCAAGATTAGAGAACGGCAAGCCCAAACAATGCCCAAAATGCAAGGCTTATAACTGGAGCAAACCGAGGGGGAAACAATGACCTACGGACTCGGTAAATGCGCTCGCAAGACTTGTGGTAAGCCGTACACACTTAAGACACACAACCAAAAATTTTGTTCTACCACCTGTCAACGTCTTGTCCACGATAAGCCGAAAGGTACGATGCACTTCGGCAAGGTCAAGAATTCCCCGCCCATGAGAAGAGTCCTAGCCCTTCTTAGGAAGAAACGCCAGACCACCCTTGAGATTCAGGTTAAGGCTAGGGTCTGTAATCCCGCGACTTGGGTCTCGGCCCTTCGGAAGAACGGTTTTAATATTGTCTGTGAGTACGTGGGTACAGATGCAAGCGATAGTCGGGTGTATCGGTATCAGCTTATCAAGGGGGGCAAGTGATAGACATTACCTTCAAAGGAATCGACGAACGCCAAGGCATAACCCATGCAAGCGGGACTATCGGGGGATACTGGACGTTCACGCACGGGGGATTGAAAGAGGTCATTCATAAGGTTAGGTGCGTATATTCTTGGGTGGCCTCCTATGAGTCCCTTTGGAGGGTTTCGATACCGAGTGGATGTCCGAGTGGTAACGGATTGAAGGTGCTAGACCTGATAAAAAGACGGCTTACAGAAGATTATAAGGGGGGATAATGGGCAATTCAGACGCACTAGCAGAAGAACTACGAAGGAGAATTAATCAACAGGTTCCGGGGTTCGTTGAAGACCTGCGTACTGGGGCAAAGGGTCTTGACCACCTTATCAGGATGGCGATGTTTAAAGGGGTTGAAATATGCCAAGACCTTCAAAAGCAGGCTAAAAAGGAGGCCGAGAATGTTTGAACACAACATAATAACACCCCTTGTAAGCGGGATGGTATCAGCAATTCTCTTAGCCTGTGTAGCCTTTATTCTGGCGGTGGGGTATTCCATCATAAGTAAGGTAGTGAAGGAGAGTCGGGAGTATCATCGTGAAGAGGTGTTAGCTAATTATCTAAGGGCCGAAGCTCATGCAGAGTGGAAACTCGCAAGGTCGGAGGTTACGGGTATTTTATATAGTAAGGGGGGATGATGTCAAAGATTATTAAAGGATTTAAAGCGTTCAATAAAGACATGAAGTGTAAAGGGTTTCAATATAAAGAAGGTGAAACCTACAAGACCGGCAACGCACGGATTTGCAATATGGGTTTTCACTTTTGCACAAACCCTCTTCCTGAAAAGAATAACAAAGATACTAACAAAGACTATGCGAAGTTGGCCTCCTCTGGGAACTCTGCCAAGCTTGCGAGTAGCGGGGACTCTGCCAAGCTTGCTCTCGATGGGCAAGATAGTATTGGGGCTACTATCGGTGCTAATTCAAAGATTAAAGGCAAAAAGGGCAACTGGATAACCCTTTCCGAGTGGAAGTATAACGATAAGAAGAACCGATATGTCCCCGTCTGTGTAAAATCGGCGCAAATAGACGGCAAAAAGCTCAAGGAAGATGTCTGGTGTAAGTTGAAGGACAAGAAAATCGTGGAGGCCACATGATTATCCTTTATCTCTACCTAGCCGTAACCGTAGGTATATTACTCAACGCTTATCTTGTTGAAACCAAGTTGATAGACGAGAAGATGAAGTCCTACGATGAAGGGTGGAACGACGGATATAATCTTGGGGTGATGGAAGACCCTAATGACGACCCTTATAGGGAGTATGTAAACGAAGAAGTGGGAATATTAAAAGGATAGGGAGACGATAATGATTTTAACCGAAACCGAAGCTATTTCAAAGTTTTGCCCATATACTACTAGTATCAACACGGGCAAGTTTTGTCGCGGTTCTTTGTGTATGGCATGGCGTTGGTCTAATATTCTATTCCCCGATTCACCGTCGCGACCTGGGTATTGCGGCCTAGCGGGAAAGCCGGAGGCCGCAGATTGAAAGACCTTCACATAAGAACCGCGACCGAAGCACGACGAGAAACCGCCGCATACAATCGGCGAGAAAATCTTAAGTTTCGAAAAGAAACTGACCAGTTTGACGTGCGACGATTAAACGTCAAGGTCACGAGCATATTAAAAGTAAATCAGACCGCAGAAGAACGCAAAGCCTATCAGCGCAAGAGGACAAGGGAAATCAAGGATGCTGACGAGGCCAACAGAACGCCGAAGATACGTCGGCTTCAAAAGAGGGAGGGGGAACTTCAATCGGCTTATAATCGAGCCAGAGACCCTAAAAAGGCCGAAGCCATAAAGAAGGAATATAGGGAAGTATCGGCGCAACTATGCGAAGAGCTTGGATTGACTTAAGGAGATAGAGATGGTAAACGAATTAGCTGTAAGAGAGCAAGACGAACCAACGAAACTTCTCACCCTAGCAGTAGAGAAGAACGCTTCGATAGAGACATTGGAAAAGCTCATGGCTCTTCAAGAGAGGTACGAGGCAAACGAGGCGAGGAAGGCTTACCATGAGGCCATGGCAGCATTTAAGGCCAACCCGCCGACGATAGTAAAATCGAAGACCGTAAGGTTTGGGCAAACCTCATACCGACACGCCGACCTTGCGGAAGTCGCCACCGTCATAGGCAAGGAATTGAGCAAGCACGGCCTTTCAGCCGCATGGAGAACCGCTCAACAGGGAGAGGAAATTGCCCAAAAGGATAGGGGAATTACGGTAACTTGCGAGATAACGCACGTCCTGGGGCATACCGAAAGAACTTCCCTAACTGCGCCGCCCGATATTTCCGGCTCTAAGAACACAATTCAGTCTATAGCGTCTACTGTGACGTACTTACAGAGGTACTCTCTGCTCTCTCTTACTGGCCTCGCCGCCCAAGATGAGGACAATGACGGTGCGGGTGCGGAGGCGGAGCATATCACCATCGAGCAAGTCAAAACTCTGGGTAAATTAATAGAGGACACGGATGCGGATGTAATGAAATTCCTCGCCTTCTTCAAGATTGACGATTTAGAAACCCTGTCTTCTAACGATTACAAGCGGGCCGTGGCACAACTTGAGGCGAAGAAGCAGAGGGGGGGGGCAAGTGCAAAGTGAAACGGTCTATATGATTATGGAGCAGGGGTCGGATGAGTGGTGCGCCCTAAGAGCCGGATTACCTAGTGCCTCCTGTTTCGACAAAATAATCACGAGCAAGGGTGAGCCGAGCAAGCAAGCGAAGAAGTACCTGTATGCTCTCGCCGGTGAACGCCTCTTGGGTTTCTCGCCGGAGACCTATCAGAACGATGCCATGCTCCGGGGTAACGAGCTTGAGGCCGAGGCAAGAGCTTCTTATGAGTTTATAACCGATACCGAGGTTCGTCAGGTAGGTTTTTGCTTCCAAGATAAACGGAGGCGTTGGGGGTGTTCGCCAGATGGAATTATCGGCGAGGATGGGGGGCTTGAGATAAAGTGTCCCACGCTCCCCGTGGCGATAGAATATCTTGATAAGGGTAAAATACCTACGGCCTATGTTTTACAGGTTCAGGGGTCTATGCTCGTAACGGGCCGAGCTTGGTGGGATTTTATGTCGTATTATCCAGGCTTACGACCGCTTATCGTTCGGGTGGAGCGTGATGAGAAGCTGATAGGCGCGCTTAAGGGTGCGCTTGAGGGCTTCTGCGAGCAACTAGATACGATGGTGGAGAGCTTGAAGGGATGAAGAAAGAGACCTTCATAATAAAAACTGCGGATGACATCGCTCCCCGCCTAGCGTGGTTAAAGGAACTCTTAACCCTTCACGGCTCCTTAGAGATTGTTATCTCGACCGAGACCCGAAGCCGGAGCGCACGACAGCACAGACTTCTATGGTTATGGAATTCAGAGATAGCAAACCACCTTGGATTGTTCAAAGATGAAGTTCACGAATTACTCAAGCGTAAATTTGCCGTGCCTATCTTTACCCGCGATGATGCGAACTACGCGGAGATGGTAGTAGCAGTCAAGGCGATACGCAAACAAGGTATGGGGGACTACGCAGAGGCTCTGGCGCGGGAAATATCGAGGCTGACAAGTACGGTAGATTTTAGTGTTGGCCAGATGCAAGAGTACCTTAACGACATTGAGCATTATGCGGCTGAAATTGGGGCGAATCTGACGTTCCCTGAAGACCTATGTACCAACATTTAGACGTTTCACCTGTCCGCTGTTGGGAGTGTACGGGTGAGAGGTAGTGGTGGGGTAGGGATGATTGTACAGCAGGCCATTTAAGATGTGCGATAATCTTGGGAGCTGAAAAGAGTATCCTAGTAGGCGAACCAAGAGCCAAGCTGTCAAATCCCTACCCCACCACTTTAACTTTAGGCTATGCGTATAGGAGTTTAACCCTTAAACAGAGAAGGAGAAGAGATGAGTAAGCCAGAAACGATAAAGATTGACGATGTCGAGTACGTAAGAAAAGGTGCGATGCCTGAAATCGTTGATGGGGTAACGAATCACGGTATACAGATAGTCGTACTAGACCGGGGATTTATCTATGTGGGCCGCGTCAAGACGGATGATAGATGGTGCTACATTCAGGATGCGTCTTGTGTCCGTATATGGGGTACGACTAAAGGGCTTGGAGAGTTGGTTGATGGCCCCCTACCAAAGACCAAACTAGACAAGGCTGGTGTCGTGCGCGCCAATATACGCTCCGTTATCCATCTGATAACGTGCAAGGAGGAAAAGTGGGCTACCAACCTGTAAGCTACGGCTCCGGCGACGGCTACGGCTCCGGCGACGGCTACGGCTACGGCGACGGCTCCGGCGACGGCTACGGCGACGGCTACGGCGACGGCGACGGCGACGGCTCCGGCTACAGCGACGGCTACGGCTACGGCGACGGCTACGGCGTAGTTTAATTTATTAGGCTATGCCATTATGGGGTGGGTCGGTACGCCTCAACCTTTCTACTTGCATTCTTTACTGGAAGTTATATAATGGGTACTTGGGCGGTGTTAAATGACAACCTTAAAATTGAAACCCCTTCCTTCGGGAAGTATAAACAGGAACCCTCACAAGGTGAACACTGCCCAACAGTTGTCAGCCTCGTGGGGGTTCTTTGTTTGGAGGTTGTTATGAAAAAGATTCCGCTTACACGAGGTAAGTTTGCCCTAGTAGATGACGAGGATTATTTAAAACTTATAGATCATAAATGGTATGCCACTAAAGGATACGGAACTTATTATGCAGATGCGACTATAAAAATTACCAAAGGCAAATATAGACATACGGGTATGCATCGAGAGATATTAGGTCTTAAACACAGGGATGGAAAATTAGCAGACCATATTAATGGTAATGGGCTTGATAATCAGAAACATAATCTCCGAGTATGTACTTTTTCAGAAAATCAGCACAACAAAGCAATTCAGATAAACAATACAACTGGCTACAAGGGTGTTGTTTGGAATAAAGAAAAAAGAAAATATGTCGCGAGAATCAAAATCAATCGAAAAACAATTTTCCTCGGATATTTTAAAGAAGTGGTAGAAGCAGGTTTAGCGTTTAATAACGCGGCAATAAAATATCATAAAAGTGTTGAATGATTTGTTATAAAAGGCTCGTTAAATTACGCCGACGCTCCGTATTGTTGAGGCTCTACGGGGTCATAGCCTATAATTTAAGGAGACACAAATGGATGTTACCCCTGTAACTTGCGAGATATGCGACGTGACATTTACTATGCGCTCTAAGGGAATAGGGTCTTGTCCGGGGTGCAGAACAGCATACGCCTATAAAGAGGCCGTTGTGCTTATTTTAGACGATGTCCAAAAAGAGCTATTAAACAAATACTACGAGGATTGCTATGACGAATAACATTCAAGACTTCTTAGGTGTCCATCTTACAGAGATACAGACCGCCGTAGCGCTAGCTCTTTCAGCCGGAGGAACCATCGGAGAGCTTAAGGAACCGGCCTCTGCGGGGCGCAAGTATTACATAAGGCATCCTAAACACAAAGAAGACATTGCTATAGCCAACACTACGGTACGCTCCTTGATAAAGAAGGGGGTGATAGATGGCGACCATCGTTTTGTGCAGAGTCGATGGTGTGATTAAGGTGTTCGATTATACCGAAAGACTGGGTCTTTTCTTGACTTAATCTGGGATTGTGATAATGTATATCTTTAGACAGTATTAGAAGGCAATCCTTTTAGCAAGGGAACAAGATTTATGGAAAACTCATTTAAATTAACAAAAGTCCCCACAAAGGCCGGATTCGTCCGGGACAGGTATCTCTTCATGGGTCACCTGCTTGCTAACCTTTGTGGGGACTTTTGTGCGTTTAAGGAGGGGTATATGAAGGTTGGAGATAGGGTATATACAGTTAAGGGTTGCCGGATTGTGGGTTGCCGCGATATTTTAGTAATTATTGAAATCGGTAGAAAATGGGGAAGGTTCGATGCGGTTGTTTGTGTAAAACCGAGCGGAATTAAGCGTCTATTTTTGACTAAAAATCTAAGATTATATAAAGTGATTAATGGCGAATCCTCAAACTGAAAACGGTCACGTCGATATAGCAAATGAGCTAGTAGACGCTTTCGCTAGGATTAGAATATCTGGCTTAGAAATGCAATGTCTTTGGGTGATTATTCGCAAAACCTACGGATGGAAAAAGAAGACGGACTGGATAGCTCTTGGGCAGTTTCAAGACATGACAGGTATGAATCAGGGGAATATTTGTAGAGCTTTAAGAGGATTGCTAGATAAAAACATCATTGCCAAAATTGACAATAGACGAGGCGTAAGTTATGGATTACAAAAGAATTATCGTAAGTGGAAACCGTTGTCAAAAAAGGCTAGGGGGAGCCAAAAAAGGCTGTTGAGGGTCGCCAAAATTGACAATTTGGGGTCGCCAAAATTGACGACTACAAAAGACACTATTACAAAAGACACTATTACAAAAGACACTATTGGGGGAAAGAAAAAATCTCCCCCCAACCCTGACGTTAAAGTTTTCATTGATTACGTCTTTAAATCCTTTCAAGATAAAACAGGTAGTAAAATGCACATAGACGGGAAGAAAGACGGAACGTTAATTAAAGCACTCTTGAAAACTTATCCAATTAATGAACTAACAGAATTATGGGATATCTTTATAAGCTCAACGGATGTTTTTATTCGCAAGGCTGGTTTCTCTATCGGAGTATTTAAGAGCCAAGTTAATAAGTTGGTATCACAAAAAAATGTACAGCAAAAAGGTACAGACAAAACTTCCGGCAATTGGGAATTATTAGAACAGAGAAAAAGAGAGGGAAGATATGAATAATTCCGACAGAGAAGAGTTTGATGCGGTGATAATTGCTATGGCTGAATTGTTTGACCGGAAGATGAGCGCGATACAGCTGGACTTATACTTTGAGGCTTTGAAGGATATGAGCCTTGAGGACTTCCGTAAATCTGCCAACACGGTTGCTAGGACTTGTAAGTTCTTTCCCAAGCCAGTTGAGTTTAGAGAACAAATCATAGTAGGTGTCGATGCTCAAGCCACCCTCGCGCTCGATAAAGTACAGGAGGCTTTCTGGTCTGCCGGAGTTTATAAGTCGGTAGTCTTTGATGATCCTGTTATCCACGCCGTTATCGACCATCTAGGGGGGTGGGTTAAATACTGCAATACCCCTGACCACGAGTTGAAGTGGTGGAAGAAAGATTTTGAGAAGAAGTATAGTCACTACGCATCGGTGATTAATTCGCTGAATCCCCCGAAGGTACTATTTGGATTATACGCGGAGGATGGACACGCAACGGAAGGCGTACGACGACCCATGTTGATGGGCGACAGTCAAAAGGTTTTAGAATGGACGGGTCAAAAGGCTCTACCTACGGCGTTAGCGGAATGGGATAAGGAGGTAAGTAGATGAAAGCGTCAACATTAAATGCGATTAGTATTTTTGTCTTAGCAACAGCTTTTATAATACATTTAATTCTTCATATTAAATAACCGGAGGCCAAGATGGATAAGATAACTACAGATAGAACAGTTAGGGAAATAATAAATACCTATTTAGAAGAAAAAGGCTTTGATGGTCTCTATTCTGATATGGGGAAATGCGGTTGTCTTGCAGACGATTTGATACCCTGTGAGTACTTTAGGGAGGATTGTAGGGTTGGGTATAAAAATGAATGTCCTACTGGTCTTTGCGCATTTCATATTATGAAGTTTAAGGATGCAGGCGATGACAATTTGTTTTGTGAGGGATAGGATAACGGCTAAAGACAAGAACTACTCTGACTGCTCCACCTTTCGTTTGTTCCGGTGAATGCTAAAGAGGTTGAAGAGCTAAGAAAGATAATAAGAATGAGCGAATCAGAAGAGGAGTATAGGTTATGACAGATAATAAGAAGTTGTCGAAGAAAGAGCTGGAGAAAACACTACTTAAACTAACGGTACTTGGGTACGGGGCGTCTGTTTCTGCAAACAAACTCATAAGTCATATCGCCGTCCTCGATGGGGAGTTTGAGAAACAAGGGAAAATTATTAGTGTGCTTCACGCTGACTACAACAAGCTAGAAGCCTTCCTTAAAGAACGTGAAGACTGGCTCCCCGTCTCCGAGGGTTCATCCTGTGAGACTACCCACTACGCCTGTGAGTGTCAGGTTGGGCTTATCTCTAAGCAGAGGGAAGAGCTTAAAGAGAAAGATGATGAGATAGAGAGGTTGGAGGAATGTAGGAAGGGGGACCACCAGATACATTCTGACCTCCTTCACGACTGTGCAAAAAAGATAGATTTGATAAATTCCCTCAAGCAGAAGGTGGGGGAGCTGGAATCTGTTATCAAAAAGATAGATGATGGTTGGTGTGGAATATTACAAGCAACCCTTCTTGATGATAGAGAAAAGGAAATAGAAGACCTCCAGGCCGTTGTCGAGAGGATGAGGGAGGTGGCGAAGCCAGTTATAGAGCAGGCTAGAATATCAGGATATTCAGAAGAAGTCCCCGATACAGCTTATATAACCTTCACGTTTGACGAAAAACTCCGAAGCAGGTTGAGGGGTAGTGACCTTAAGAGATTCAAGCAAGCCCTCCCCCAAGAATCCCGTTCCATCCAAAGAAGGAAAGCCGCGCAGAAGGGAGAGCCCATACCGGAGGTTGATAAGGAACCTTGTAAGCATACGGATACGATGATAGCGAAAGACGTTAAGGGATACAGTGGTGGTGTGAAAGCCTGCGCAGATTGTGGTTTTGTGTTAGATAGAAAACCCGCTATACTTAATACTGAGGAAGGCCGAGCGAGGGCCGAGAGGTTTTTTAAGCTTAACGATGAGGCTTTAAAGAAATCAGCCCTAGAGATAACTAAGCCTCCTTGCCCTGACTGTGGAGGGAGTAAAATAAGAGAGCGTTGCGAAGGGTATTCTACTTTTACAACAAGATGTCCAACTTGCAAGGACGGTACAAGGGAGGTGGGGGAGTGAGTCTAGGCATTTTGTTACTTATAAATTGCTTCTATAAGTTTAAAATACCAAAGTGGGCATGGGTGCTTGCTAGTGTAGATATGCTTCTAGACCTTCCGAGAAGTATCCAGACTTTCTACAGACTTTTTTAGGAGGATAGATACCAATGACTGATGACCCATGCGTGATATGTAGTGAACTTCGGTTTGCCGAGACTCACTCTTGGAGATTGTTCTTTTTGTATAAGGATAAGAAATATATCAAATGCCATTTAATGGTGTATCTAAGTCTCATAAACCATCTTTTAATCTGCAACGTCCACAGACAGTACGGGTGGTTGATGAAGGGAGGAAGTAATGGCTAACGAATTGAAGAGCACAAACCCTATAAGTATGAAAATGGCTAAAGAGGTATTAAAGGCACTAGGTGTGTGCTGGCCTGAATGGGAAAAGTATACCACTAAGACATATAGAGTAGCGAGAAGGTGCGTAGAGTGTGGCTACCAAACGACAGATATGTTTAGTGAGACACTCCATATACCGATGGAGGTGAAGCCATGAATAATACCGAAAGAGATAAAGTTATAGCAGAAGCTCTTGGACTGTGTTGGCATGAGTGGAGAGTTTTAGAGCTTGGGCTTTGTAGGTGCGACAAATGCTCTCTCCAAACATCCGCTACTGGAAGCTATATGCCTGATTTCTCCACCTACGATGGTATGGGTCTTATACTTAAGCTGGGGCCGAAGGTTCTGGGAGATGCCTGGAAGATGTTTATTAATAAGCAGATGTACGCCCCTAACTCAAAGGGGGAGTGGAATGTAGAACCGATAGATTATGACGGGAACATCCCTATAGACTTGCTCCAAGACCCCGATAAACTCGCGGACGAACTCTACCAATTCTTGAAGGAGGAAACAGATGGCAAGGGATAAGCTTACCGAGGATGAACTAAAGAGGGTGGTGCTTAAAGCATTAAAATTCAAAACTTCGAGTCCTGAACATGAGGGCTATCTTGAGCCGTCCACCCTTGCGGAGTACATAGCCCAAGCTGTTAGGGACGCAGGTTACGTGAAGACTACCGATGATTATAATTCGTGTGAATGTGCTGGTTGTGAACTTACGCGCTCGGCTGTAATCGATATAAACAAAGGTCTTCCACCGGTAGAAGAGATGGAAGAGGCTAACGAAGCGAGGGAGAGGGATGCACTAGCAGATAGTTTAACGGAGAAACCTTAATGAATAAAGCAGACCGTGAAAGGATTGATTATCGATGCAAGTGTGCTAACGGAGTACATTTGACCTTGCTCAATAAGATTTGTAATGGGTGGATAGCCGAGCATCGTTTTCATCCCACTCGAAGGTGGCGGTTTGACTTCGCTCTTCCTGAATATAAGATAGCGATTGAGATAGAGGGTGGCATATTCAGTCATGGACGGCACACTAGAGGGGTGGGGTATATTAAAGACCTCGAAAAATATAATGAGGCGGTTATGCTGGATTGGCGAATATTGCGTTATACCCCCACTCAATTAGGGGAGATGGTTAGAGATGTCGAGAGAATGGTCAAGGAGTTAGGCTAATATAGCTCGTTATTCGCGCGTGAAGGGGTCTAGGAGCCACGGAAGGGGGCAAAGAGGTAGTTGGATATGGGTGCAAATTAGGGGGAAATATGGAAACTCAAGAAAATCAAGGACTTACGGGAACGGTTTGCTCTGTATGCGACGGAAGGCTTATAGACGCTCTTACCGGGTGGAACCATGACTTCTATAAGGACGTGCTTAAGTGCGTATCGTGTAGCCGGATGTACAAAATAGAGAGTGGGGAGTTAAGACCATATACAGGAAGGTCTAAATGAAACTAACCCGTTTATCTCTATCCCAGATAGCCGTAAACATGGACGATAAGGAGTTTAAGGACTTACTCGGAAAACAGTTGGGTCCGAAGTTAAAGACCGAGGGGTTTGAGGTTGATGCGG